GCAAGACAAAATTGAATTTTTGGAATTGGCTGCTACATGGTGGTGGGAGAGCAACAGATCTATCCCAATCAACATTTTTTTGCGTGCCGATTGGGAAAAATTTCGCTATACTCTACGCACATTCAGCAACAAAGATTTGGCCATTTTGCATGGCCCGGCCTGCAGTTTACTGGACATTGTGAAGAAAAAAACCAAAAGAAAATCCATCACGCTGGTTAGGCGCATGGATTGAGTCGCTGCATTTTGCTTTCGAATTCCCGAAACTCTCGGTCAAACCACCAGCCTAAATTAGCAAAATTGGCTCTGTTGTGCATGCCAATTTCTCGCAGCTTTGGTAGATTTTGATGCCAATCAAAGCTGCCTAAACTTTGAATGAGAGAAAAAATTTTCCTTAGTCTGGTATCATTGTCGGGCTCGAGATCATAGCTTTCGTCCCATACTTCTCTGTAGGTTCTAAATCCCATACTGTGCAATCTTGACAGGTGTCCAGCAGCAGACGCCAAAACAAAAGGCATCCCTAACATCAATGGTCTAATGGTTTTTTCAGTGGTGTCAAATCCTGAGTCAGAAAAGGCAGTTTCCAATACCAAATTCACTCGAGCCGCGTTCATCATCTCAATGGGTATTCGTCCCATGATGTGAAGATGCGGTTCTGACATGTGTTGGGCTGTGATTTGAAACCACTGGGCTAGATCAGTATGCAAGGTACCAAATTTTACAAAATCTAAATTGTCTGCCGGCCATCCCCAGTCCTGGCCATCAAGTCTGAACACAAAGTTACTGTAGTTCAATTCCGTGAGCCATTGCGCAAACTGCTGCCGATGGGGTCTGGGCGCAGATGCAAAGCTCACAAAGTTCAATGTTTTGGGCTGATCGAAATCATAGCATCTTGGTCCATAAAAAAACATGGCTGTGCTATGCATGTGCAAGTCCATCATTGTAGCCAATATATGATCATGACAGATCAAGGTATGAGAAACTTCAATGGGAACAACAGTGCCCGGATGAGATCCGCTGAAAATAATATAGTGTTTGCCCCGAGGCAATGTATGATTCAATATACGAGCTTCTTTGATGCCTTCCTTGAGATCAATTGCAATCACAGGATTTGTATCGCTCAATATTCTATCAATGTCACTGTGTCTATGTACAATGATCGCAGGGCCATTGTTGGAGTTGGAATCTTCAACGTAGGCCACTGGTATGTGTGGGCCTGCAAGCTGTCGCCACTGACACCATGCTTGATATCTCAGCAAAAACTTTTTGACAATGCCGCCACCGGCAACAAACTTTATCATTGTGTCAGCAGATTCATATGCAGTGCAACCAGTGCTGCATAACTCACGGCGTGACTTCGTTTGAATGTGTAGCCACGACTTTGATCTCCGTCCCATACAGAAGCAAAAACTTCTGACCAGGATTTTCTTTGTAGATGTGCTTTGCCCGGGCGAATCACACTGATAAAAGCAGCCATTCTGGGTATGCTGTCTGGTTTCATTGCTGCCAACAGATCTGTGTAGTTGCCCACATGAACCAGCTGAGATGCCCATTCAGGATCTTGCCACAGTCGATGCCAGGCAGGTTCTTGATTCAGCATGCCCTCATAGTGCTTGGGATCTTTGATCAAACCATATACACTCATGTTCAACAGATCAATTTTGAAATATCCTCTCTGTTCTGCTGATTCATAATCAATGGCAGCACAGCCAGCCACAGGATCCTGTGGAATTTCAGTCACGTAAATTCCTGAGTTGTGTTTTTTGCCGTTTTGCTGTCGTGCAGGTATGTGGCGGATCAAAGCCAATACTGCGTTCCTGTCTGGAACATCGATATCGATGTCTGCGCTCATATTAGTCTACCACCCTGCTTTCGTGAGCATGTCTTCAACCCAGGCTTGGTCTGCTGTATAGTCAGTGAATTTCTTTTGCCACACATCAGAATCAATATAGGGCCATATCATGCCCACTTGTTCTGTGTTGAGATTGGCCAAGAACTGTTGCCCTGATTTACAGTTGTAAATCACCCAGGCCGAAATACGTCCAGCAGTGATTTCATAACACAGTGCATTGACATTGCCATAACGCAGCATGTCTTGAGCCGGATGTCCGGTATTTTCTTGCCAGCGCAGGCTCTGTTCAATGGCCCTGGCCAGTGCGTCCGATGCTGCCTCTATTGTGACATACCAACACAGATATTCTGTGTACAGTTGATCTGATGCCCATCGATCAATCTTCTTGTTATTTTTCAATAACCATGCCATGAACTGCACAGGATTGATCACATGTGTGTCCACACAGTATCGCCCAAACTTTGCAAAAGCCCGATAATAGGCACTGTCACAGAAGTCATCAAAAGTTTTGAGGCGAGCTGTGCCTTGGGCCTGTTCATAAAATTTGATATAGGCCTGGAACCCCAATTGCACTCCGCGGTCATCTCGACCCATGCGTCTACGTTTGGCTTCGCACATGTGCACTGCCATGGAGGTTTCTTTCGCAAATACCTTGTGACAATACCCGCACTCAAATGTCATCGTTTGTCTTGTCCAGCAGCCCGGAAGTATTGATCGATTTCTTTTTGACTCACTATCTCCATCATTACATCCAGTTCGTCATCCTTGTAGTGTGGAAATATTTCTGCCAACTGTTTGCGTTTGGTACCGGCACCTGATTCTTTCTTTTTGAGAGATATCCAACTGTGTCTTTGTGTGCCTAAGTCTGGACTCACAGTGGTGGCCATGAGCCACTGCAGCTTTTTGTGCCGAGCAGTGTTGATATTGAAAAAATGTTTGTTCAATCGTTCATTGGTTGCAATCACGTAAAATTCTTGCAGCTCTCGTGAGCCTTCCACTGCCGAGCCCCAACGAATCATCAAGAAGGGGCTGAATTTTTTACGCTCTTCTTCAGTAAGATCATCGTAGAAAGATCTTACTTTGCGGTCAAACATTCGCATTTCGTTGGCAATGTTTAGCTTGTCGGTCATGTCGGCTTCTTCAAATTATACAACACAAACAGTTGATCCAACAACTCACGCATGGCCGGATCTGCGTCGCACATCCTCAACACATTGTTGATTTCGCGTTGGTATTCACGCATGGCCGAACTCGGATTGTCCAGGCGACCTATCAAGCGACGATCAGTTTGCCCCATTTCTCGGGCATAGATGCGGTCGTCTACTCTTTCGTAAACATAGGTAGCGTCAGGCTTTAGGCTGCCCATAGGTGTAGCCATATTGTTCGTGAGCCCAACGCATGAATCTTTCTATCTGTTCTCGGTCTTTTGGATAACTTTCCAAAAATATCCGTGAAAGTCTACGCATGACTTCAAACATTTCAGTTTCGGTGTATTTCATATTACCAAGCCTTGTTGTAATCAACTATTTCGCAGTTGCGACTGATGTCCTTGACAAAGTACACACAGTCGGGGTTGGCACCATCGCCCAGGGGTACCGCCAGCAGCTGACCGTTTTTGAGTTTGGGAGCATACCAAGATACTTCATGATAGACATCTAAAATTTCAATGTCAGGAAAAGTGGGTTTGAAGCTGGCCAGAGGATTGAATTCAAAGACCTTGAATCCGCGATCATTGATCGACGTCAATGGCAATACTTCAAGATCGCCCACATCTGGCTCACCGATCAATACCTGCCACTCCATGGGCATGCGTATCGTGTATTGGCCTATACGCAACACCAATGCCGGGCTATTGAAACTCTCTAAAAAGATCAAAGGGATGAAATGATAATCAGGATCAGCTGGATTAGAATTATCTAAAATAGCAAACCTCATATCGTCGATTTCTTCCGGCAGATGATTGAGATCGTAAAAACTGTTGTCTAAGGTAAGTATTCTCATTGTTTATATTATACAGAGTTGTGCAGTGTTTTGTCAAGACCAATGCTGTGTGATAGTCAGCAAAGTTTCACAAAATTCACGATGAGCCCATGCTGGATTGTGTGTACCGGTAAATCTCACAGGCGTTTCCCAATCACTGGGTCCATATGGCATATCATAGGGCGAAGATCGATCCCGGGGCCATTGATTACTGACCCAAGACCAATCAAACTGTGAGAGCCAGCCCGGAATCAACACAAAGTCTATGTTTCGGCTTTGCAGTTTTCGCACCCCATCACTGATCACATAGTAATCTTTTTGGCTGGCCAACGTGTAATTGTGCAGATATGCAAGGTAATTTTTGAGACATTTAATTTGCTGATCAGTTACCAGCTTGTTTTGATAAACTCGTTCCACTATATTGTTGAAAGTGTCACTGACCAATTTCACACTGGATTGGTCCACACTGTGTTCACTTAGAGCGCGATAGCCTGAGTACAGAATATGACACAGTTGATAAGCTGCCACCCTGTCGTTGCCATCGAGCACCACATCGAACCTGTCTGCAGATGTTGCACCCAATACAACAAAATCTGCCCGGTCTTGTATGGCTTGGTCAATTTGCAATCTTATGGCAAAGTTAGTCGCGCCAGGCCGCGCCAAACTTACATGTTCAAACCCTTTGGTTTGGCAATAAAGCGCACAGAAACTGTCAATGCCATCACTGGGATGGTCAGTGGTCATAAAGCTGTCGCCAAGACTATATAATCGTTTGGGCACAGGCATGTTGAAAATGAGATTGTATGCGATGATGAATGTTGGCTGCAATCTGCTGCTGTGTGGCTCTATCTGTATGGAATGGCGTGTCGAATGTGGGATTGGCAGCACTGAAATCATATGCGATACGGCCTATGTCATCATCTTTGAACCTCACAGGCACAGATCCTGATTTCATGATACGCTCATGCCAATATTCAAACATCCAAGCATCCATTGTGGTATGCAAATTGTCATTGTAAAGATGTTTGATATAGAGGTCGATGGCTCGTTTTTGTTCGTTGGAAATTTCAAAAAAGGGGCTGTGTTCAATGCTGATGTTTGTGGTACTCAGCACCGGCGCAGACTCATCTCCACCTATGCCATCCCTGGTGCTCTGCATGTTGTGATCATAGTATTGAAAGTTTGCCAGTCCTTGCTCAGCATAGAATTTCTCATTGCGAACCAAAGTGATTCGATGAGCCCAGGTGCTGTTGTACACAACAACATTGGCTGCACAGTCCAGAGCATGTTTGATTTGAAACCAAATGGCCACGTTGCCAAATCCACCGTGAGCTAGG